CTCCAATCATCAGGTTTGTCTTGTTTGAACCAGTCTACAATTTCATCGGCACCATTGAACCCCGTTTTATAATTGGATGGGTCGGGGTCACCTAATCCCATCCTATTCATAAAATCATCCATGCTACCCTCCTCAATATCATGAGCAGCTTGTCTTCGTGCCTTGTTTAACCAGTCTCTAGCAGTTGTATATGACTTTGCAATTTTTTCTGCCCAAATCATATCTTCTAATTTTACTTCCTCCTTATTTGCAATCTTATTACAGATGAACTCCAATCTTAGTCTGTACTGAGTTGATAGCATACTTACTCTTCTGATAGATAATGTTCTAACTGATTAATTCTAGTAAACTCCATGTACGCTAATTCTGAACGCACATGAAGAATATTTTTGATGTCATCCACAATAAACGTTGGATCTACGCCATCATCTAGATATTTATCTATCGATTCCTTGAGATAGCGATATCTATGCCATTCAGGACTATAAGGTTTGTAGTTCATGATATAAATCGGAAGAGTAAAATTATTTAGACCTTTTGAGAGAATCCTCTCACTTTATCAAACTTGATAACACTTTCAAATTTATCATGCAAGTCTGATTTGTGGGAGATTACAAAGATATTAGCATCTTTAATTACATATCTAATAATCTTAAGGAACTCATCGGTTCCAAACCCATCAAGGGAAGAATCAAATACTTCATCCATAATCAATAGATTGGTATTTACTGAGTTCTTCAATCTAGCTACTTCTCTCCAAGTAAAAAGTAATGCAAGGTCGATTCTCATTTTTTCACCTTCACTGAAAGAACTATAAGAAAAATCTTCGTGAATGGGTGATCTTACAGTTTCGTTAAATTCTTGATCCAAATTAAAGTTAATATAGAAATCCATCATTTGAAGATATCTATTAACTTGCTGATTAATAAAAGGCAAATACTTCTTAATGATTTTTGTTTTTACTCCATCATCTTTAAGAAGGGAATACGAAAATTCAAAATGAAGCATTTGCTCTTTTTTAGTCGTCAAATCTTCAAAAGTTTTTTGAAGATTTTCTTGAAACTCATCTAATTTCTCATGTTCAGTATTTCTGTTTTGTAAGTTACTGGTAATAGTTTGAATTTCATGTTCAAGATCTCTGATCTGTCTCTGATTGAGGCTAATCCGAGTATTGTTTTGAGAAATGCCATGCGTTAGTTTCGTAATCTCCTTGGAAAGTGCAATGAACTGACGCTCTCTTTCTTGTTCAGACTTAATTGTTTTCTCAAGTTCTGCATAACCATCTTTAAGTTCCTTTGCTTTATTTTGAGCATCACTAATTCTATTTACACGAAACTCTTCTTCAATCTCCTGTGTGCAGGTGGGGCATACCGTATTTTCAGTAAAAAACTTATGTTCTTTGGTAATTGTGCTTACCTTTTGAGAGAGTTTTCCCTTAAGATTGTTAAGCTTTACTAACTTATCACCGGCACCAATAACCTCTTCTTGCTCCTTAGTATAACGATGAATATCTTCTTCAAGAACCGCATTGTCCTTCATAAAAACAACAAGTTCTTCATCTAACTTGGCAATCTTTCCTTTATTGGCATTTATGTTGGCATTACCACGATTCTCCAACTCATCAATGAAATCTTGTTGCATTTTGACCTTATCCTTTATATTCTCTTTCTTCAAATCAAGTGACTTGATCTGTTCCTTAAGATTTCTCATCTTATCCTTGAGCAAGTTATTCATTGCTGAAAAAATGCGAATATCAAGAAGGTCTTCAATAACCTCTCGACGGTTAGCACTGGTCAATTGCATAAAAGGCACAAAAGTACTGCTACCCAAAATTACAATCTGAGTAAAAGACTTGTAGTTTACCTTAAGAATATTTTCTTCCAGAATACGTTGATTGGAACGGTCATCTGCTTCTTTATGCAAGGGGCTACCATTTACTTCAATATCAAAGACATTTGGTTTGATGCCACGGCGAACCAAGTAATCCCTATTATTGACAGAGAATTCAATTTCAACCACACAGTCTTTTTCATTAGTAGTATTCACTAACTGTGGTTTATTGATTTTACGAAAAGGTTTATTAAACAAACCAAAGGTAAGTGCATCCAGCATGGTGGATTTACCAGCACCGTTTGTTCCGATGATTAGATTTGTGTGATGTTGTTGAAAGTCAATTTCAGTAAAGTGATTTCCGGTAGAGAGAAAGTTTTTATATCTAATCTTTTTGAAGTTTATCATTCTTAGGAGGAATTACGATGTCGTTAGGAGTTATCACTGCATATTTGTAATTATAGTGCTTACAGGTCTTTATGGCAAGCTCATCGTCAACTTCTACAATATCCATCACAGCATCTTCTTGATCTTCAAGCATCATGGCATATCTTTCAGCATCATCTTCTTCCTCAAACAGAAATAGGACTTTGTGCCCATACTGGTCTTGAACGGCATAGGCACCATCGTCCTTTTTATCTCTGAGAGTTAGAAGATACATTATTCAACTTCGCAAGCTTGTCTATACAAATCCTGGAAGATACCCTTAATTACAGTTTTATCAAATTCAAAATCAGACTCATCAATATAACGATTTAGAATTGAAATTGTATTCTCTTCTTCATCAACTTCAAATTCTTCAGACTCATGAATATCAAAATTTTCAACAATCTTGAGTTCTTGAATTCCAGCAGAATGAAGTTTATCAATAAACTTTTCAAAGTCTTTTGGATTAGTCTTTTTACGGACGATAACCTTTACAATTTTACTTTCATATTGTGAAGCATTAAACAACTTGTAATTGGTATCTTCGTAGTAGATGTTATGAAATAATTTATAAGGGTTATTAATAGGAGTCAGAGTAAGGTTTTCCGTATCGAATATATGAAATCCTCTAGTATCATTGACATCCGTCCAGTACATTTCATAGGGGTTTCCAAGGTAAAATACCCGTCCATCATCCGATCGAGTGTGATAGTGACCGGAGAAGACATATTTGAACTTCTCAAATAGTTTGCTATCCAAACCATGTTCCATGATGATTTGTCGATTAACTCTAAATCCTTGGAACTCAAGGTGCCCCATCGCGACCTTGCTAGTTGTCTTTTTAATAAGTTGATAAGATGCTTCTTCATTTCCTTGATTAATCCACGGCAAAAATAGAATATCTAATCCACCAACTTTGACTTCTGTGGGTTGACTATAAGTCTTGATATTTGAATAAGTTTGAAGAAGAAGTTCAGGTGAATTTACTTCGTTTGTATTCTTGTAATATGTATCATGATTACCAATAATCATATGCACATCGTAATCTTTGAGATTATCAAAGACAACTCTCTTAGACCACTCAAGACTTTGATAATCAATTGACTTACGACTATCAAACGCATCACCCATATGAATAACTGCCTCAACACCGTGCTCTTTCAGGGCAGGGAAGAAGACATTCTGATAGAAGAGTTCAAAGTAGTCATGAAGATACTTAGAACCCTTCCTGGCACCATAGTGAGTGTCTGTGATGATTGCTACTTTCATTCTGCGTGATGTGCTTTCAAATTAGGATCAGGAGTACTTTCTTCTCTTGGTCGTTTTTTATTGATAACAATGAACTTATCGTTTGCAAAAGTTCCTGCGATGTTAATCTCAATTTCTTGATCATCACTCCAGATGGGTGTACCATCTTTCTTTCGCATGTCCAGTGCTTCTTCTAAACGTGCAATAATGTCGTCAGTAATTTTCATCGGTTACGATACTGAATATTATCCTTGATGGTATTATAGTCTGAACTATGCCCAGAAAGCAAGCTGTCGTCAACCATCATGACTTCATCAAAACCAGTCTTCTCAATGATCTTATTCTTAACTTTTAATTGCTTTTTCTCCTTCTCAATTCTTCTCAGAAAAGCATAGTGAATAATCTGAGTAAAATATGCGAAAGGATTTTTTGATTTTTCAGGATCAAAGTTATGAATATATTGAACACAATTTTCGATGCCGTCAGAAATCATATCCT